TGATGTTACCATTATAAATGACAATAGAATCAACGTTAAAACTCTTTTCTTTTTCATAAAAATCATCTCCTAAAACTTATTTTTAATTTTTGAACTAAACTTTTATTTGAAAATATTTTACCAATGATAATTGAACATATATAATTTAAAATTCATAAAAAATCTATAAATTTATCATTTAAAAAAGTCTATCAAAAATTAACTCTCACACCAGCTGTAAACACATTATTTTTAGCCTTTTTATCAATTTTTCCATCATAATTCAAATACCAGGCAAATTTTGAACTAACTTCATTTAAAACTCCAGCTCCTACCCATGTTTGACTCTTTGAAAGCCCTATTCCCTTTACTTTAAATTTTGCATCTGGTAGTCCTGAATACGATGCTTTAAAATTCAAATTTTCATTATTAAATGCCCTTTGATGTGTTATGTATCCTTGTAATGTAGTTTTTGAACCATTTTCAAAATTAAATTTCTGACTAACTCTAACTCCAGCAAGTCCACTTGTTTGCTTGTAAGTCTTTTTATCCGCCTTTAATCCAAATTGGCTATTTTCCTCATGAAATGCTCCTCTTTGAACTGTATCGTGCGAGATTCCAGCAAATGGTGTCAATACAAAATCACCTTTTTTCACATCATACCCTGTTTCTAAATATCCTGAAATTACTTTATCATTATGCTCAATTTTTCCTCGTGAAATATCATTTTCAGATAAAATAATATCCCTTTTAACTTCACTATTTACAAATCCAAGTCCAACTCTTCCTTGCAAATACATCGGATTATCTTTATTTCCAACTCTTCCATACAATGAAATTCCAAAATTATCTGCATCTGACTTTCCACCATGTCTATCAAATTTCACATTTCCTTTTGAATAAGCTAAAGCCGTTCCTAAAATCAAATTTTCTCCAAATTGCTTATCAATTCCAACCTGTCCTCCATAAACTTTAGTTTTTCCTTCAGCATACCCATTTTGTTTTAATTTCCCATTAGCTCCAATGGAAGAAATCCATAATCCAAATTTATCACTAGTATTATCAAGCGTTCCGAGCATTACAAGTCTATTTGATAAATCCTTATTTATTGTTTGCGATTGTTGAAATGTTAAAGCTTGAGCTGAAGCATAAATTTGTCCTGATAAACTATCTAATATATTTGAACTCAGAGATAGGGAATTTTTTTGAAGTTTTGCCGCACCTAAAGCAAAATTAGAAACATTTGTATTTCCTTCAGCTATTTTTTTATCTAATTCTTTAAAAGAAACCTCTAAATTTTTAGCAGTATTTTTCTGCATTTCATCGCTATTTTTCAAGCCATTTACATAATCTTCCACATTTTTTCTACTAATTGTAGCTTCAACTGAATTTCCTTTATTTTCCACTTTTCCATTAATCAATTCATCAGTTTCCACTTTTGCAAATTGTCCTTCTATTCCTTTTTCAGCTTCTGCTACTTTAGTTACAACATAGTTAACAATGTCAAAGCCAGCGTTATTGATTAAGGATTTAGATACTTTAGTCAATACACCTACTACATTGCCTTTTAATGTAACAGATTTGAATTTACCGCTTGTGCTTTCAAGTTCTTGGAATTCGCCTACATATGCACATGTTGTTTTGTTTGTAGACTCATCTTCAACTGCGAATACCAAATCACCTTTTACATCGTAGAAGTCAGAATTTTCAATGATTGGTGCAATGCGTTTAACAGTACCAATGATGCGTTCTGCAATTGTGGATGGAATTACCACACCATTGTCGCCTTTAGTAAGGTTTACATCTGCACGAGTTTCAGTATCAGCGAATGTAGTTTCACCACTACGTAAGAAGTTAGCAAATGCACGTTCTTCAGCTTTTGCCATTGCTTTTTCGTCAGCTTTAACAGGTTCTTCTTCGTTAGATACAGACATCATGGAGCGTTCTTCTTTTGCAAGTTCCAATGTGCGGTCGATGCCAGCTACTTCTTTGCGAAGTTCTTCAAATTTGGATGTTTCTTCTTCGTTCAATGCACGAGTTTCTTCATCTGCTGCTTTAACAAGGTTGTTCATTTCTTCAACTAAACCATTACGTTTTTCAATAAGTTTTTTAAAATTCATGCTATCCTCTTTTCTTTGCATTAAAAAAGCACCCACATATGGTGGATGCTAATCATTTAATTTATTTAAAATGTCATGATATTTCTGATTGCTGGTTTCTTCATCATCATCAGTCTTACGTTCTTCAATATCATATTCCAATGTACCAGTTGCAGTTTCATTAGATCTACACTCAAGTAAATCTTCACCTTCATCTGCTCGTACATTAATAGATGTTGCAATATATGCAGGGTTCACAGATAAAATACTAACTTCACTTACATCAATAGCTTTCAATGTGCGGATTTCAGGCATATTTTCCTGTTTATCCCACTCATCTTCTAGTTTTCTAAAGCCAAAAGACCAGCCTTTAAGTTGTCTATTTTCTGCAAGCTGTACAACTTCCGCATCAGATACAATAGCTTTTGCGTATAAACCAATGCTATCTTCTCTTAATTCAAGCGAACCATCTTGTTGGTCTCCCAATTTTCTGCGGTGGTTGAAGCGTAATTCTACGTTATTATTGCGTTGTAATGCAGAATTAAATGCACCACTTTGTACTTTTTCTAAAAAATTACCCCTTACATCACGAATAGGCTTGCTTAAACGCTCTGTAACATTTACATAGCCTTCAATCGTAACTGCACCATTACGGACTTCAATTTTCATTATTTTCACCCCCTTTCGTTGATTTTAGTGTAGTTAAATCACCAAGTACACCAGTATTTGGTGTATACACTTTCTTCGTTTGTGGATAATAGAATACGTTCGCAAGGTTCATTCTTACGAAGTCTATACCCATAGGAGATAAATCCTCACGCTGACGAATTTCATCAACGTTAATCCAGTTGCTATCCAATGCAGTCTTATATGCATTAAAACGTGTAAGCATATCTGCTTTCAATAGATCATTCATATCTAAGCTAAAATACAGATTTCCTTTTTCAGTTTCAAGCAGCATTGAACGATTGATAGCTTCAACAAAGCAATTCACGATTGGCATAATCGTAGTTTTAACAAAAATATTAAATGCTTTCTCATCTATAAATGTTTTGTCAGTAAAGCCAAACAATTTATAAATTAAATCAGCATTTGTTTGTTTACTTTCGTTGAGTTGGTTTTCTACGGCTGTACTATCAGCACTTTCAAATGTAATGCCCTTATTAAGTACAATTACATCGCTAGTGCCTAGCTTAGCCGTCATCATTCGCCATGCTTTTTTGAGTGCTTCAAGTGCTTTGACTGTCAATCTCCCCTCTGATTTAAGGAAGCCTTTACGTACACCCTTGCTGATTACACCATTTTCATATACAAGTGCATTGTACATACTAGAAATTTGTGTAGCGTTATCGTCTAATAACCCTCTACCATGCACCCCATCGTTGCTATTTCTAACCGCACGCATGATATTAAAGTTATCGTAATAGCTACCATCTACTAAGAATAGTACAGTCCTATCAATTAGTTTGCCATTATCAAGCACACTTACACGATATTTAGGCAAGTATTGTAATGATGTAGCATTATTCCCATCTTTCCCTATGTAGCAATAACATGCACCTTCCATGATTAGATCATTAATCATAGCTTGCTTTGTTTCAAACGAACCCAATATAGAGTTAGTATCTACATTCAATAGCTTTGTGCGTTCATCGTCTGTGATTTCTGTAATAGTATTGCCATCTCGTCTATATAGCTTGATAGGAATACCAGCAATAATACCACTAATCAAAAATAACGCACTTGCTACCGCTGGCACGCTTAACGCTTGTTGTCTTGTTACTCGTGTTGTTGCATCGAAGCTAGGGAGTCCCAAATCTACATCATCAGCCGTATCAATGAATGAGTTTTCATTCACTACAGACTCTTCACGTACCTCAAAACCAAAGATATTTTTAATTAATCCCAATATTTCACCCCCTTTCTACATTTGCACTACCCAATCAAGGGTACTATTAAGCATATAATTTTGATGCAACAAATACATCGCATTGATGCCAGCTACTACCATATCAACCTTACCTCTTGATTTTTTCTTGTTTACATACCTATTCATATTCGTATCGTACACACATCGTGAGTTTTCAAAGTTGATTTCTAGTAATTTGTTACCTTTTTCATAGACAAGATTGCCATCTGCTACCAATTCTGCAAGCCATTTAGTTGCAGGATGTAACACGCTTGAATGTTGTTTGATTTCAACCATCGTATATCCAGCATCTTCTAACTTTTGTGCAGTTGATAATGCATTATACCTATCATAGCCGATACCCATCACAGTAACCCTATATTTGGCTTCTATTTGCATTATGTAGCGTTCGATTGCCCCATAATCTACTGTTCTATTGCCACACGCTAGGCAGTATCCAGCGTTAATAAAATCACGGTATGGAATACGTTCTAGTTTTGACTTCTCATCTATTCTATCTTCTGGTACAAATGCCACCGCATCAAGGTATACCTTTTCTGTTTCTTCATCAAATGCCACCATAGATACGGCACAGTTATCTGTAGTCATAGCTAAATCGACACCAAGAAATACTTCTCTACCGCTCCAGTCGATATGATCTATAGCACCTTTTTGTAAATCGGCTACGTTCACAAAGCTTTCACTACCAGCACCGCTATAAATGATATTGCAATGCTTTGTGATGAAGTTCTCACGCTTGCTTTCAATCTCTATGGCTACTTGCCGTTTAGCTTTTAAGTCATCCATTATTTCTTCCATTTCAATGGCTAATGGATTGCTTTGCTCTAGCACTTCATCGTTCGTTGCCCAGCCTTTTGTATCATCTGGTTCATATAACAAAGCGAATACCTTATCATCATCTACCGCACCATTCAATACACGCTTTGCATAGTCTACTTCATCTTCAAATGGGTTATTAAGTGTAGGATATTTAGTTGAAATAATGAAGCCTAGCTTGTTTAATATCGTCAACTGCCCTGACCTCATAGCTTCAATAGCATATGTATTAGGCAATGCTCCTGTTTCATCTACAAGAAATACACTAGGCAACTTACCATCTAACCGCCCTGTTGAGTAGTTAAGAGGTGTATATCTGTTTTCAGTAATGTTGCAATGGATATAATCACGCAGTATTTTAAACTTTTCTTTGCCGTTCATCTTCCCTAGTAGTGCTGGACTACTTCTGATTATCTCTTCAATAGCTGTTTTAATCTCACGAGATAGCGAACCATCTGGAGCGACTGAATAGAATTTAGAGAATTTAGGTTCTATGAAGAAAAGCAAAATAAAAAGAACAGCAATTAGGAATGTCTTGCCGTTCTTTCTACATATTTCTAGTATTGCGTTTTCATATCTTCTTTTGTCTTTGTTATCACGTTCTACAGTACACAGAATAGCTATGATGAATAACCATTGAAAGCCAGCCATTGCATCATACACAGTAGAATTGGCTTTTAAACCTTTAGGCATAACCATTAGTTTAAGTAGTTCGCCTATAGTATGCACTTTATTATCATCAATCATGTAATGGCTATCCTTACCATTAGCAATAGTAAGAAATTCCTTTACTTGTAGTTTGACATATTTAGGTGCATTGACTTTGCCCTCTGCTACATCCATTGCGTACTTGTAGGCTGGATGTTTTTTATGCATCAACTACTCCCCCCTTGCAGTACATTAAGCAATGGATCTTGTTCTTCTTCTTTTTGATTAGCTACAAGTACTCCAAGCTTCGCCCTAGATTGTGGAGATAGACACAATTCATCACATAATTTTAAATATGTCCTCACCAGCTTCTCTTGTGTCGCTACAAACTCTCTATCAATTGCAAGTGTCGGTCTTTTGGCTACACGCTTATTTGCCGTGTGTAACATATCAATAGCTACACTAGCTTGAATAATTGTTTGTGTATCTAATCGGCTTAATACTTTAGCTTGCCTTAATGCATCAACAATAAAATGAAATGCTTCTAATTGTGTTTTGGTTAGATAGCTTGGCGGTTCTATTTCCGCATCATCAATGAACGCATTTTCTACAGCTATACGTTTTTCTTTTTCTGCCTTTGTTAAATGCTTCTTTGTAGTCCTTGCTGATACAGCCTTTCTCATGTGTCCACCTCCTTTCCTCCGTGCTATGACTTTATAGAATACTTGCTATATAAATAAATATATATTCACGTGCGCACGCATGTCCCATTAGGGAAAATTGTGTAAATTGTGGTGAGCAGTACGGTCTTGGACTTTTTCGCAAAAAAATTATTTTATGGTAG